TCATTTCGCAGGTGATCTGCGGGCCATTAGCGGGTCATTCGCGGGCGATCTGCTGGCCATCTGCTAATTAATGTTGCTCACGGTGCAACGTTTTTCTTGACACTTTATATATACCTGATATATATGTTGTATTCGTAATCAATCGCGGGCCCAGCCCGTACCACTGAAAGGTGACTACCATGTTTGACCTATTCACTAACTCCCAGCCACAATCCAGCCTAGACTTTCCCGTTTCCCTCACAGAGCGGTACAAACCGCATTCCATCGCAGAGTTTGTAGGCCTCGCCAAACCAAAGGCCTTTTGCGCCAAACTCGCCGCGCGTCCCTATGCTTCCGCATGGCGCTTTGTTGGCCCGAGTGGCACAGGTAAAACCACCATGGCCATGGCGCTTGCGGAGATGATTCCCGCAGAGGTTCACCACGTCCAATCGCAGGAATGCAACCTAGAGACGCTGGAGCGTGTTTGCCGTACATGCCAATACGTGCCGCGCATGGGCTGCAAGGTGCATTTAATCCTGGTGGATGAGGCCGACCAGATGAGCCCGGCGGCCCAGCTCTATCTGCTCTCTAAGCTGGATGGCACAGAGCAGCTTCCCCAAACCATCTGGATTTTCACCTGCAACGAAACGGACCGCCTGCAGGATCGTTTCCTATCTCGCACACTCCCCGTGGAATTTTCGAGTTATGGAATCGCTGCTGATGCTGCCCAGCTCCTGCAGCGCATCTGGAGCGAGAATGCGCCGGCAAACTCGCCTGCTCCTAACTTTGCCCGCCTTGTCAAAGAGTCCAATAACAACGTTCGCGAATCGCTGATGAAATTGGAATTAGAGCTGATGGTGGCCTAGTTTCTCGCCGATCGCGCGCCAATCGTCCACGCATTACAACCTAGCGGGCCCAGCCCGTACCACTGAAAGGTGCTCACCATGATGTTCACAAAGTTGTTCCCACTCTCTCTGCTTCTCTCGCTTGCCACAATTGTGGGCGCCGTTATCTATGCGGTGCTCGCAATAGCTGAACCTCTCACCATCTTGGCTGGGGGTCGCTAATGCTGCCCACCCGTCCCTACATCTTTGAGACTGTGTTGCGCACCTGGCCGGCGATCGGCTGGCGTGGCGCGTGGCGCATCCTTCGCGCTCTCGTCACTATCGGGTTTTGTATCCTGATGGTCTATCTGGTCATGCTCTTCTAAATCGCGCTTGGCCGGCGCGTGATCCCGGCCCTGGAGATAAATATGCAAAACACATATAAGGGACTAACTGCCCGCACGATCGCCGCGCAAATGATTGCTGATCCTGCCGAACCAGCGATCTATCGAGCAACCATCGCAGGAATCTCATATCGCATACTTGCTCACCGCGATACTCTCCCGATGGCCAATGGCACTTATGCCTCTACGCTCGTACTTGAGACTTATGACGATCGCATCGTATTGAGCTGGGACGGCCAACCTTCCAGTGTTATCTCTGCGACGGTGCGAGCATGAGCAATCCGCCGCATGAACCTAAAATCGTCGCGATCGGTTCGTCGGTCCTGATGGGTGCGCGCGTCATTGCGCGCGCCGTCTCTAAGACCATGGCCAAACGCATCGCCAACGCGCTCAACAAACACATCCCAAACCGGGAGGGAGTCTAGTCATGGATCAACCTATCAAATCGCTCGCATGGCAGCCTGGCGGGATCCTCGGTCCACTTAAGGATGGTCATTATGTCCAGGTGGGCATGGGCGTGGGTTTCTATGTTCCCGAGGCTGATTTTCAGACCGTTCAGCGCCTAGCCAACGAAACCGGCAAAGTGCAGTTTCTCTCAGTCGATCGCCTCGGCCGGCCGCTCCGCGGATCTCGCGAGGAGCTGCTGGCTAATCCTGAGTGCGCCGGCGTCATTGCCTGGATCACTCCCGGCGCGTAGTGTTGAGCTAATCAGTAAACCAAGGTTTGGCCGGCATCCACATCGCAGCGGATGCCGGCCGATTTTTGTTATTACGTAATTACATTATTACGCCCATATTCCTATGCGCCGTATATCTCTTGTATATATCCCGCCGCGCTGCTATATATAAGGCGGATCCGATCGGAGGGATCCGCTTGATGATTCTCACGGTAGGTAACACCAAAGGCGGGGTCGGCAAAACCACTCTCGCCATCAATCTGACCATCGCTCTTGCCCTGGACGGCGCCGACGTTCTTCTGATCGACGGCGATGAGCAAGGCACTGCCATGGCCTTTACAGAGCTGAGGAGCGCGCGCCGGCCTGGTGGCGCCGGTTATACCGCGGTTGCTCTCCACGGCGCCGCTATACGCACCCAGGTGCGCCAGCTGCAATCCAAATACGATCACATCCTGATCGATGTGGGCGGGCGCGATTCCGGCTCTCTGCGCGCCGCGCTCACCGTCTCGAACTGGGTGCTTATTCCCACCGCGCCGCGCTCGTTCGATCTGTGGGGCGTCGGCCAGACCGCCGATCTGGTGCTCGAGGCGCGCGAAATCAACGCCAATCTCAACGCCGCGGCCGTCCTCAATGGTGCGGATCCGCGCGGCCGTGACAATCTCGAGGCCCAGGCTGAGCTGGAGCAACTGCAGGGCATTGTAGCTATGCCGTATCGCCTGGTGCGCCGCAAGGCCTACCCAGACGCTGCAGCACAGGGCCTGGGCGTGGTTGAGCTGCCCGCGCACAATCAGGCCGGCCTTGAGTTTAACCAGCTGCTCGATTTTCTCTTTGAACCTCAAAGAAACTGGAAAGGAAACTATGACGATTGCACGCAATCCGAAAAAGAAGTCTGATGTCAAAGCCGATCGCAAGGCCAGCAAATTTATAGCGGGATCCACGAACGGCGCCGGCCGCGACCTGGTGCCGGTGCTCATCAACCTCGATCGCGCGTTTCTCAAGCGCGTCGACGCCGCCGCCGTGGTGCGTGGGCTCAGTCGTACCGGCTTTGTCACCTCCGTGCTCGGCGATCGCCTGGCGAGCGAGGGGCAATAGTCCGACTTTCCCCGTACCAGACAGTTAGTCTGTTCCCGGAGATCCGGCAAAGCGGGAGGGGTGGGTCCGGGAGGGGAACCGAAGCGGTTTTCCTCCCGGAAGCCCCAGTTTCAGCAAACACCTGGCCGCTAGCCGCGAACCTAATAAATCCCAAGAATCGATCTGCCCTCGTTTTACAGGGTTTTTGCTCTGTTCACGGACCGGGGCGCAAGTCGTCAGCGTAGCCCGGAAAACCCGCCTTCCGGCAGGCAAACCCTTTACGGCGCAGTTCTCCCCATCCCCGTTGGGCGCTTCACCGCGGCGACAAGGCCATCAACGGCCGGGCGCTTACTTTGCTGGGGCTAAACTCTCACGGATTGTTTGTTGGGCGCTTCACAGCCACACTCATCCTGTACGCGTGTGCCCACCCCTGGGATGAAGTCACCATGCAGAGGCGCGGCCAAGCGCAGCATCGAAAAGGTCTGGATTTTGTTTGGGTGTTGAATGAGTAACCTTCGCAATCTTGTCTTGGCACTTCCACGGTTGCAAGCGGTGCCGGGGCGTGTCAATATGAATCCGTGGGGGTGTAATGCCTCCGATGGTTCCTTTCCTCTCTTGTCTTGGCGGATTAGATAGAAAAGGCACCCTCACAAACATCAAGGCCGGCACCCATCAGGGCAGCCGGCCTTTCTGCTGTATATACAGAAGCTATTACGGTGTGTTTTCAAAAAGCCAGCGGAGCCGTTGGTCACTCTCGCGCGAGAAACGGCCTGCGGCAAATTCGATGAAAATCGCCTTACAGTGCAGGATGGCTGCGAGCGTCCGCGCGTCGATCCTCTTCCAGTACATCGCTAATCGTCCCTTCGCTCTGCACACTTGCCGGCGATCGGTATGTTGTGCTTTGTGCCGTCCACTCCCTCCATCCACTTTCGGCCGCGCTCAAGATAGCGGATGAACTCGACAACATTACTCTGAGCCAGGGCCACCAGCTTGCTGTGGTCCTCTTCGTATGCGATTAGCAGAGAGGTATTGAAGGGAAACATCGGAGGCGCCAGCGCTCCGCCGGCTTTCAGAGATTCGAGCGAGATCGGATCCGCCTTCTGCATCCGTCCCAGGTTGTCCGGTTCGATCACCACCACAATCAGGGTGCGCTTCTCTTCCGGTAAATTGAATATTCCACAAATCATCGTTTCATTCTCCAGTCCGGTCCCGTCATGTCGACACTCACGCACATCTCCTGCAGCCGGCTCCACATGCGCATCCCGATGCGATCGCCCAGCGTCTCCTGACGTGTGGCGCGCGCGTACTCATTTTGTACATTTGTTACATTTCCGCCTGCCGGCAAATTGGCCAGGTTGGTGGTTACGATCACGGGCACTATACGGTTGTATAGTCCTCCGATCAGTAGCTCGATGGTCTCAAACACCCAATCGCTCGGCCGAGCCGCGCCCAGCTCGTCAATCACCACCAGGTCTGCATTTAAAAGCGGGGCCAGAATCTGAGCCTGGCTTTCCTTGGCATCATCTCCATAGCTCGATCGCAATCGATCCAGGAGCTCGCGCACGTCGACAAAGCGGCCGTAGATTCCCTTCTCCTCAATCAGTTGGCGTAGCGCCGCCGCGGCCAGGTGCGTCTTGCCTACTCCCACACTGCCTGTAAGCATCAGGCCAAGTGTCCGCGGATTGGCAGCCAAACCGGGTACAAACTCGCGCACAAACTGCAGGCTCGTCATCATCGCCTTAGTAGTGGTTTCCGTCTTTTTGAAATTCTGAAAGCTGGCCTCGAGGTAGCCGGCCGGGATCCGCGATCGCGCAATCATCGCCTTATACCGCTGCGATGTCTGGCACCTGCAGGGCGCCGAGCAGCGCACTCCGTCGACCAGGCGCGGCACCAGGCCGATGCCTCCGCATTCCGCGCATGCCGTCATGGTTTCGGGCGCGACCGCCGTCTGGTTTCGTTGACGAGGATCTTCAGGGCATCTGGATTCATTTTTCCCAGCTGAGCCGCTCCGCCCAGGCATTGAATTTGCTTGAGCTTGAGGCCTAGCTTTTTTGCCAGCGCACTGTTAGCCGAGGGCGGGGCCCCGCGATGTGAATTGTGCACGCCTCTGGGCATGGCTCAGTTCGCCTTCGCGGCGGCGTTGCCGGGTCTGATTATCCCCGCGATTGGCACAATAGCCGCATGCGCGAACACGACCCCGGCAGTAGCGGCCTGGAGTGCAGCCCAGCGCGTGTTAAACAATGCTGCATCCTGGGGCCGGGGCGTCCGCTCGATCTGGCCGGATACCGGACTGGGACCGGCGTAATAGCTCAGATCAGCAAGGCGGATCACGAATAACTGATCTTCCTGGCCAGGCCCCATCAGGACACCTGGCGGTAGTTGGTAATCGCATTGCGGTTTCGACTCTGGATCCGCGCCTACAAAGAAGAGCTTGAGTTTCTTCCAAAGATTTTTCAGCATCGAAATCTCCTCAGATCTCGTTCTAAAAGTTCTATTACTTGTTCCATGGTGGCCTCGGGCATGCGGATCCCATGGTGTATCCAACCGCCAAATTTTTGAGGCGCCAACTTCCCAACACAATCTGGGCAAATTAATAGCGCGCCCTCTAGCCGCGCCGCCTTCGCGGTTCCTTTTGTGGGCCAGATTGAGATGTGACACTGGTCACACCAAGCCAGCTCCGCATTGAGCAGCGATATAGTTCCGCAAATGATGAAGCATTTCTCCAAATCAAATATCCTTCAGCGAAATTTGATTCCCGTCTTTGTTGATAAGTCCGGCTTTGTTGAGCTGGTAGACGATCCCCGGCACACTGCCTCGCGCGCAGCCGATGTGGATCCGCAATTGCGTTTGAGTCAGCGAACCATGCAGCAGGAGCGCATCGATTGCCTTCGCCGTCTGCCCGCCCAGCCTTTGTTTCCAGCTCTCCCAGGCTGCGCTAGATTTTTGCGCCTGCGGGTGGCTTTGCCTGGCTTCAATATCTAACGCGTCAATCTCGCCAAAAACCATCTGCAGGCCGCGGAACAATGGCTCAAGCACTTGGCGCAATTGTGCAACGCCAACCTCGAGAGCGTGAGTTTTCTTGCGCTCATCGCGCAGCTGTTTCTCGAGGTCTCTTAATTGCTCGTTGCGGTTCGCCAGTTCCTGCTGCAGCGAGCGCATTTGGGCCTGCGCATCCGGCATCGCATTCAAGATAGAAAGGCTCATGCGGCGCCTCCGCTGGCGGCCGTCAACTTCGCGCGAAATGCGCCCAGGGTCTGCGAAAGAATCGCCGGCGCTCCAACTCGCTGAAGGCCGCGGATATAGGTGAACGCCAGTTTCAGCGCCTGCATATTCAGCCGTGCCTCGTTGTACTGGTCAATAGCCATTACATATTCGTGGCGGTGGCCATGTGTCCCCGTAATCCAGGCTTTGGCTTGAATGCGCGCTTCGTTCAGTTTTTTGAATAGAGCCGGATCCCCGCCGTCTGGTGAGTCGGGGTGACATTTGCGCGCGCGATCGCGAAATACCTCATCAATCTCAGCCATCGTGGGCGCCGGGTTATCGAGGCCTAAAATCTGCTGCCAGGAAAAGTCTTCCGTCTTCAGTGAAAACCACACTGCCACTCCAGGATCCAGCTGCTCGCTTTCGTGGCGGCTGATGAGAATGGAAGCTGCTTTCATGCGCCCCAACTCCTCCACTAGCGCCTTGAAGTATTCTGTGCGGCTTTGCTTCCATGCCGGTTGCCGTTTGCGGTCCTTGATGCGCGTCCGATCAATGCCGTCCGGCCAGCGCAGTTTCGTCTCTTCGGTTACATCAATCGTTTTGTGAGCTGGCATTATGACCCCTTCCCCGTCCATGGCGCGCCCTTTTTCGTGGGCCTCGCATCGAAGCTCAACTTTTCCAGGACCTCCTGGATAGCCTTCTCTATCGCTTCATTCTTATCCGCAGCTTCGATCTCCAAGCAATCAGGTATAGTGCCCCAGATCACTACATCAAACTTTCGCATTGGTTCCTTTCTCGAGCTCCGCCAGGGCGGTGGCCAGCTGGCGCTCCCGCTCCACCAGTGTCCAGGCCAGGTTATGGGTATCTAGTTCGCTCAGCTGCTCGGCCCGGTGGCGCTCCTCAAACTCGAGCTTGCCGCTCAATCCCGGCAGCCCCTCCACGCGCAACAGCAAGATCATCTCCGGAGTACGCATCGCAACTCTCCTTCACAGTTCCAAGACGAACGCCAAAACTTCTTCAATGGTTATCTTGTCTTCGGTTAAAACATCCTCCCAAGTCTCAACGTGATCGCTGAATCGGGCGTAATCCAACACGATCGAGCGCAGGGCCGCCCCCATGGCCGGCCTGGCCAGCATGCCGGCTTTGGCGATTGCCTGAGCATTGGCGCCTTCCTCCGCTTCCCCAAGGCCGCCGATAATGAGCGCGATGCCTCCAGGAGCATCGGGCGCTCTTACCACGAAGCGCGCGCCGCTCCAACCGCCCAATGGCGCGCTAAATTTCACTACTTCCCATGGCGGTTTTGTGTGCATCAGTCCCCCGCTTTCGGAATGTCGTAGGGCTTCCATCCTGGATTGCCCTCATTGAGCTTGTTGGCGATCGCGAGAAAGTTATATAGGCCAGCTTCTCCATGCCGTTCCTGCATGCGGATCCAGTTGCCATGCCGGCCATCATCACCAGGGCGTCCCACTCCTCCCGCGTCAAGGTGAGATTCAGTTGAACGCTGGTGCCATCCTCACTTACTTTGAACATCACTCCTCCCCGTTGCGCGCGATCACCATGCCGTCTTCGAGCACAATGCCCACCTTGCCGCTCGAATCCACCTTGGCCATCCAGATCTGGAAATCATGCTCCTTGGCCATCTTGGCCAGCATCTTCAAGCCGTCCTCGTCCAGGGCCTCGCCGTGGCGGATCGAGAGCACGCGCAACTTGGGGTTGGCTGCCATGCCGATCTCGGTTGAGATCCGGATCTGCTCACCCTCGCCCAGGTTCTCGAGGGGTAGGCCTTTGTAGAGCACCTTGCTCTCGTCAAATACCAGGCCATCCACGGGGATCTTGGCGTTGGCCAGCATGTCCCGTTTCTTCTCGTCGCGCGCATCGATGGCCCGCGTGAGTTTGGTGCTCTCGGCTTCCTTCGATTCCAGGCGCGCTTTCAAAAGGTCGTACTGCGTGCGCGCATCCATGGCCCGGTTGGTGCGTTGCGCTGCCTGCAGCTCCTGGGTGAGTGCGGTGACGTCGATCGGTTCGCCCGAGGGTGCATTCTTATGTGCGGTGATAGCCTCGCCGGCGGACATGTCCAGAGATTTGCGCACATCTTGCGCGGCCTTTCTGGTTTTCTTCTGCTGCTCCAGCTGCTGCTCGAGGCTCCGAACCCTTTCATCCTGCTCTGCAATCAACGCTTCGTTATCGTCGATCGCTCTCTGTGCTGATGCCGCTTTCGCGGCCAGCCGTTCCTTGGTGATGAAGACTTCCTGCGCCTTGCGGTTCAGGTCGCCGGCTTCATTCAGCTTTTTCAAAATCGCCTGCTCATCGATCTTCGCTTTAGGCAAACCTTCGATCACTGTCATGCCGTTCATCTGGGCCTTTAGTTCTCTGGCCTCGCGGTTGACGTCGGTGCGCGCGGTGTAATCGGTTTCGTTCGCCGCATTCAGTTTTTCGATCGCTTCGGAGTCTACGCCGGCGACCTGGCGCAGCATCTCCACCTTGGCATCGGTATCCATGCGCACAAATTCGAGCGGATCGAAGGTGAGCGTACCGATAATCTTGTCCAGAAATTCCTGGGGCGTGGTATCCCGCGTCTTACCTTTGGCCATCTCGATGTTGATGGTTGGCAGGCCACCATCGGTGCAGGTGCGAGTCACTGTGAATTCGCCGAAGTCGGCTTTCACTCTCAGCTTCTCCGCGCCCTTGCGCACCGCGCTCTTGGGCAGCGCTGCTTTGCCCTTCAACACAAACCACAGCGCATCAAGTACGCTGCTCTTGCCCTGGCCATTCTTGCCGGTGAGTTTCACCACATTGCCGTCAGGCCGGATCTCCACCACACGAATCTTTTTGAAATTCTCCGCTACCAGTTCCAGGATCTTCATTTCGTTTTCGCCTTCCCTTTTTTCGGTTCTTTGATCGTCACTTCCAGGAGCACCATGGGCATGAAACATTTAGTGCAAAACGGTGGATCCTCACCCCTGCAATCGGCCGCGGGCCGGTGCTCAATGGTTTGGCAGCCCACACATCTCAACTTGAATGTTGCGACCTGGGTCATCCGCTTTACTCACTTTCTGGTTGCTTTTTCGAGCAGATCGATCACCAGCTGCTGCAGGGATTTGCCTTGTTGGAGAGCCTGCATCTTCAGCTTGTTCACCACGGCCGAGTCGATCGCCGGGATCCGTAGTTGCTGCATTCCGTCCTTTGCCATGTGGGCAATGTTAGCATAACTGGCACAAGCGGCAAAGCGCGATCGTAAAAGTCTGAAGGAAACTCTTCAGAGTCTGACGGAAAAAGAAACGGCGCCCCGAAAGGCGCCGCATCCTCTGTCTCGCTCTGGCCGTGCTCCGTTGTACCTCCTTACTTGGTGGCTCCCTTGGCCGCCGCCATGGTGTTAGTCCAGCGTTGGCGCAGCTGGTTTAATTCCGCCTTCGCTTCGGCGTCCATCTTAGTGCCATACTTCGTACCGCCCCAGAACACGAGCACGGTATAAACCACAAATCCAACCGCATACATCCAGAAATGCATGATTTCCCTCCTTTCCTAGGACTTATTCCCCGCCTTGACCAGGCCGAGCACACTGACCTGAGAATCGCCCTGCATGCCGGCCACCTGCTTGGCCATTTCGATGCCGGCCGGGATGCCCACAAAGCCCAGCATGATCGTGGCGAACATCGCGTGCATGCTCATGGGCAGATCGATCGGCGCCTGGCCCACAAATCGGCACCCCGCATAATTCCAGATGTACATCAGGGTCATCGAGAAACAGAAGAAGGCGCGCATCCCCATCATGTAGTGATCATTCGAGACATTCTGCGCCGCCGCCGCAATCACCTTGTTTTGCTGATCGATCTGGGCCATCGCCATCTGGTTCTGCGAGTCCAGGAGATGCATCTGGGCCTGCGCCTTCAAGGCTGGATCGGGAATGAATTTGTCGATTAGATCCTTGCCCAGATCCGCGATCGCGCTGATGGGGTTGGCCGAAACCGCCGCTCCTGTTATCCCGCTCAAAACCGATGTAACTGCGCTTGCCATTATGCTGCCTCCTCCTGATTGAACAGTTCGAATTCCGCATGGCGCCGGATCCTCAGCGCCGCCACTTCCACATTCCCCGCATGATCCCAAGCCAGCAGCTGCTGGGCCGCCGCCTCGTATCTGCCGGCATTCAGCTCCGCGAGTAGCGTCGACGTCGCCAGGCGTCCGGATCCGAGGTTAAAGACAAAATCGACCAGGGCATCAAACTGCCCCTGGGTGAGCTCGACCTTGACCAGCCGATTCACGTTGGCTTCTGCAATCAGGACGTCTTTTGCCACGAGCTCTTCGCCGATCGCAAAGGTGATGCCATTCGCAAACACTTCGCCGGGCAGCAGGCGGTGGCCGTAACCGATGGTTCTGAAGCCGGCAATATCCCGGTAGACGGATCCGCGAAATCCTTCCGATCGCTTCAGTAGTGTCAGTCCGGTTTCACTCAGATGCATAAGCCCCTCATCTCATGGTCGCCAGTTTCACCAGTGCCAGAATCAATCCGCCGGCAACGGAAAGCACGGTGATGGTCTCACCGATCTGGCGCACCAATCCAAAAGCTCCGCCGCGGCGCTCGGCATAGCCGCTCAGGCGTTTGATATCGTCGCTCTGTTTTCGGTTTTGCTCGATCACCTGGCTCCATTGCTCATCCTCTCGTTTGCGGTCCTGTTGCCGTCGCAGCTCAATGTCGCGGATTTCCTGGTAAAGCCGCTGCACCGTGCCCCGCAATCCGGTATCGATGCCGCTCTTCATATCGCCATACACCGCCGCCCTCACATCGATCATGCCTTCGGCGATCACTTTAATGCCGGCCAGCTCGGCGCTGTGGCTCTGCAAGAGGGCCGCGAGCTGATGCGAGCGATCGCGCATCTCCTTCTCAAGCTCTTTCAGTTCCTCCTGGGTTTTCTCCTCTTCGGCCATCTGCAAGCCTCACTGAATTTCTGGCGATCATCAATTTCCCACGCAGCTAAACCGGATGGCATCTGTCCCGGTCCCGTTGAACGTCACACTCGACCCGCTGTTGTAGACCACATCGATGCCGTTGATTCCGGTCGAATCGTCCGGCGAGCAGACATAGGTCGAAGAAGATGTGAACACCGAAGCTCCGGTCAGCGTCACAGTCAGCGAGCCCGCCGTCAGCGTTCCCGAGCCGGTCACCATATGAGCTGAGGCTTGAATAGTTCCACTGGTGTTATAGAGCGGGGCAATCGAAGTCACGGCAACACCCCCATCAGTTGCGCTTCCATCGGCTGCAAACTTCGCAATATTGCCAGAAGCTCCGGTGCCATCGCTTAATTGCACCTTGGTTCCCGCTGTGCCATGAAAGCCGGTCAGAGTAGACGGGAGCACGGTGTTTGCATTCAGCTGGTATCCGCCGAGCGTCGTATTGGCTCCAGGCAGCGCCCCCGAGGGCGTAATCGAGCCCGTATCCGTAAAGGTCAGGGTTGTCCCCGCCCCGATGGTCGACATGAACAGTTCCGCACCCGTCGTGCGTCCGTAGACCTTGTAGCCGGTCGCGCCCCGCACCTGCAGCCAGGTGATGGTCGCCGTATTGGTGCTGGTGCCGCTGCCGGTGGTCACGCAGGTTTGAGCGCCGGGTAGAGTTTCTCCGTTCGCATTGGTAGCCGTGATGCGATAGCAGACTTGGGTGGACGCCGCAATGGTGCCGCCCGTCGTGGCAGTCGTGGGTGTGTTCTGGGTTGGAGTAACAATCGCAATCAGATTCACGTTGCCTGCCGACTGGGTGCTGGCTCCGGAAATAAAGCCTGTCGCATCGGCTGCGACTGTGCCGTATGGGGCTGTGTTGTTTGGGATATCCAGAATCTTCTGATTGCTCGTACTGTCGGTGAACACAAGGTCAGTGTTGCCGTTGCCTGAACCTAAAATCCACCGCTGCGTCCCGGCCACAATCAGATCCCACTCGCAGCGTGCTCCAACATTAGCGGTGTTGCAGTAAAACTGAGCGCCGCCCGAGGCTGAGTTGAACGTAGATTTGACGCCTGATTTGGCCGTTGCCCCTGAACTGTTCACCTCGAAATCAAACGCGGTGGCCGAAGTCGATCCGGCAGTGACGTTGTTCACTCCTACTACAAACTTGCAGCCCGAGGGCGCGGAAAAGCTGGCAGTCTGCACGCAGAAGTAAGACTGCGAATGCAGGTAATCCCAGACGTTCAGCAGCGAGGTGACGTCGATTTGCGCATCCGCGTTGGTGCGATAGGCATGAAACACCGACGCGAGAGGATTCTGGCAGTTTCCCGCGACTGCCGGATTGCATAGTCCCGAGCCCTGAGAGCGGGGATCGCTGCTGCCGACATAAAGGTCGGTCGTCATGGTGCCGGTGTTGGCGACGGGGTTTGCATTTGCCCCAAATACTGTATTCAGGCCAAGGGCATTCCAGAGTTGCAGGCCATGCGCCAGGTTCTCATTCAAATTCGAGTGCACTGAGAAATCCAGTTGCCCGCGCGCCTGCATATTGGCGGAAGTCTCGTTGAAGTAGTTGTCAAAATAGAAATAGCCGCTGGCCTGCGAAAACTGCCGCTCCTGATCGTTCGTCACTCTCGGGCAGTTGTTCCCGGTGTTCAGGATGTCGTAGCTGCCGGTGAACTCGAAATCGACAAGAGGATTGTTCGTCGTCCATTGGCTCGTATACTGCCCAAGCCAGTAACTGTAATCATGGAAGGTTGTCGGAGCGGCGGTGGTGGCCTGCTGGCATCCGCCCGTCCCGCCCGAAGTTCCATTCTCTTTCATCTCAAATGCAGCCACGGCGTAGTCGTCTGAAGCGAAGGCATTCCCGTTCTCCGTGGCCGATCCGTCGGCGTGGGTAAAGTTGGCTTTAAACTGCGAGCTTGAAAGTCCACTAGAAAGCACCGTCACCGATCCGCTATTCCCGGCCCCATCCTTGCCGTTCATGAACGCGCCGGTTACCAGACCGCCGACCATGATCTTCTGTCCGGTCACAAACGTATTGGCCGCCGTGAAGGTGACGACATTCAAACTCAGGCTCCATGCTGTGATTTGCACGGGAGCGCCGGTCGCGGCCTGAAACCACGGTCCCACCACGGCGGTCGGGGTAGACACGCTGTCCGGCAGGCTCAGGCCTGGACGCGCAGTGCCGCCCACGTTGATGATGCCGTTACTAGCGGTGTTATACATCCCGACGCCGAAGACGTCGATCGCGCCTCCAGACGCAGAGACGGTCATCGTGTAGTAATCAGGCACCGCCTGAACCGTGGTCGTGACCGCCCCGATGGTCGATGCATTACTGAGCGACCCGGAAAAGATCGTGCATCCAGCCGGGCAGGCTCCCGACGCGCCGCTCGTGATCACGACCGTCATCGTTCCCGGGGTGGCGCTGCTAATCCCGTCCAGCAGCTCCTTGACGTAATACACGCGGAAGGTGTTGGCGTAGATCGAGGCACCGCCAGAGCCATAGGTCACGCTGCTGCTGGTTGCAATATTGGTGACGATGCCAGTAGGCGCACGGGTGAAATCGTAAGGGACCGTCGTGCCGTTGTTCTTCGTGATGGTTCCGGTGCTGGAGTTTGTCGTCATCCCACCGCCGCCAGACCCGCAAGGGATGCCGATGCTGGTCTGCAGCGAGCCGGAGCCGTTCATGTCGAACCCGGCAGCGCCGAGGCGACTCACCAGTCCGCAATAGATGATGAAGTTATGAAACAGGGCCGACGAATCGCCGTTCGGGATAACGCGGAGCTGAGAGGGACTATTCCCGCTCCCGGACTGCATGTTGCCGATCGCGTTCAGCGTCGAATTGAGCGTATAGAAGTTTTGCGGCTGCGGGGCCCCGACCAGATTGCCCTGATGAGTCTGGCCAAGGTTAGGATCGTCGCTCAAGAAAACAGCCGGAGAATCTGTGTAGCTCACGGTTTGCGACGCGGTAGGGGCCTTGATCACCGCCCCGGCAATGGCAGCGGCTGCGGAAGCATCGGCATAAGCCTGCGAAGAAATCCCAGTCCCGCCAGTCCCAGGCGATGCCGTAGGCGTGGTCGGCGTGCCCGTCAGGGCCGGCGACGCGAGCGGAGCCTTGAGGCCGAGCGCCGTATTCAGATCGGTCTGCGAAGATAGCGTGCCCGTGATGGATCCCCACGCCGCTCCCGATCCGGTGCCGCAGGCCGCGCCCGCGTCGGCCAAGGTCATATAGCCGCCCGTGAGCAATGCGTTGATGCAGTGCCCATTCGTAAATCCGCTGCTCGGGAGCCTCACCGCCGCACCGCTCGCGTCGAGTGTCCCGGTGAAGACCGGGCTCGCCAGCGGAGCCTTGAGGCCCAGCGCAGTCGCCAGATCAGTCTGCGAAGATAGCGTGCCTGTGATTGATCCCCACGCCGCTCCAGCTCCTGTGCCGCAGGCCGCGCCCGCGTCGCCGATCGTCATCACCAGACCAGAAACCACGGCCGTCAGGCAATGGCCATTCGTAAAGCCGCTCGAAGAAAATTGAGTGGCAGCTCCGGTAAGGTCTACCGTTCCCGTGAACGCAGGTGAAACTAGCGGAGCTCCGCCCAGATTTGAAAGCGTGGTTGATGCCGTGCCTGATCCACTGAAGTCGATAGGCCCGGTCATGGTCCCGCCAGTAATCGGCAGGCCCGCGCCGATTGCCGACACGCAACTATTGGTTACTACGTTATAAAGCTGGCAGCCTGCGGGCCATGCGATTTGTGTATTCGGATTGATCTTGGTCTGAGCGTGACTCAGTGCAGCTATCAGCAGAAACCCCAGGACTGCCGGAATGGTTTGCGCTAGCAGCCGCTCGCGTGGCCCGAATTGTCTCTTGCTGTTTTTAAACCACACAAAGCGCATTGATCTTGTCTCCTACCTGAGTGTTGAAACTGAGAGTGATGGCCGGCCCAACCAAGGTGTAATCGGGCGTGGGTACAGCATTGGGGTCAAGGATCGTGCCGTTATAGATCACTGCGACCACGGGCGTCCCCGGCGCAAGATAATGCGAGCCTGGCACCGCGCCCACGCAGTCCCTGACCGCAAGCACTCCAACAGGAAATCCATAGGGTGGCATAATCTGCACCGCCTCACTGAGGTCAATAGTTCCAGCACCATCGAAACGATACATGCCGGCTTGGATCACGTTCTTGTCGTCATCGAGCACCGCGATTTCGTAAAACGTCACATCTGGACCTGGCTCTATCACGTCATTGCCAAAGAGCTCGATCGAGAGCGGCCCCGCTCCGACCTGGGGCCCGACGATCTGGGGAATGGTGGCATCGGCGAGCATGCAGGTTCCCGGTACCGCCGGCATCACGGGACCGGATCCGCACAAAGTGATGCGCAGATATCCGCCGGTATCGGCGCCCGCGAGAATGGTCTCGAGATGGGCGGTAAGCGTGATTTGCGGTGTCAGTGGCATTTGCGCCTCACTTGAAAAACCACACTGGACCGATGTGCGCCGTCCGGGGATGATCGTCTGCGCAATTGAGCACTTCTTTCTTGAACCAGGCCTCGATCGGGAAAGCCGGATCGATATAAAAGAGCGCCCCGCCAGTCAGGTCCTCTGTGATCTCCGACGTATAGAGCTCATCCAGCCGATTCAGAAACACCCGCACATTGCCGCTGCGCATGTTCGGTATATCCGGCGGATATCTCGTGGCGCACTTTGCCGGCGCCGACTGGGCCACCTCGAGCCAATCGCCCCAGCCCTGGAAGACACGGTTACGCAGGACCTGGGCCACGGCCAGCATGTTGTTCACGCCGCCGTACCGCGCTCCCTGCTCGATCGCAAACTCTGCAATCTTCGCCCGTGTGAAGGTGTCGAGGTTCATTCCGGAACTCCCGAGTGTCTCTTCAACATCGAGCTGGCCATTGCGTGAAATGTTTCGCGCGAACCTGTGCCATTCGCAAAATGTTCATAGTCGATGCTTCCATCGGAGTTAATGCAGCGCGCGGTAATGATCACGTCGGTGACGCGTCCCATCTTTCCGCTTCTCATCTCGCGGGCCCAACGAATCATCCGGCCGGTGCAGTCGTAGGGCGTTCCGATGTCAATCACGCGAAGCCGAGACCTTTTTTTCTGATCCGGCCAGTTCTTGGCGCCTGGCACAGTCTTGTTCATATCGGTCTCCCCACTCTGATTTGCCGATAGACCTTCAGCTGCTCCCGGTACCAGCTTCCAGCTTCTCCGATCGGCGGCCCGAAGGCCTTGTCTACTTCCTTTTCCGTCAGGATCTCGGCCGCGATCAATACCAGCATTGCCGTCCGCCACCCGCGGTACTTCTCCTTGGTCGCGACGCCGTAATCATCGAATCGCATCATGCTCCACTCCGGACCTGGATCCTGGAGGCTGGTCAATGTGCGGCGGACTTTCTGCCCTTCGCGGCAAGCCATGTAGTTCTCAAAGAGCAGATCTTTCTGCCGCTGGGTGCTCACGTGGGCCAGCTCCTCGAGGTAGCCGGCTTCATCCATGGCGACGGGTGCGACCCAGGCGTTGACTCCTACCAGGCCGTGCCGTGTCCAGTCGTTCAACCAAATCCGCGCATCGCGGTGCTCTTCTTCCCTGGCATCTACGCCGGCTTGGCGAAGCTTGCGCAGCACCGCGCTCGCGTAGAGCGTGTTTACCAGGCGCTCTTTCTCATGCTCCTTGGCCCATCGCTCCTGACCTGGTAGCCGCTGGCGTTTGGCCTTCTCGCGGTTCGATTCGTAAAGCTCGAGGTTTTCATCGACCCAGGCCGAAGGATCGTTTTCCAGGCGCCTGAGATTGGCGATGGCTGGATCGTAGTGACCTGGTGCATCGAACTCGCGATCAAAATCCAGGTTCTTCATCTTCGAGCGGACGCGCGTTCTTTGCCGCACCGCCGCCCAGTCGAATTCATCCCAGTCCCGCTCCTTCTCCGCGCGGCCGCCTTTACTCTCGGCTGCAGCCCGCGCCAGGCCGGGATCGTACTTCAGCGTCGGTGCGCTCTGGTGCTGAACCGGGATGATGATATGCGGCATATATGTCCTCAATAGGTTGCGTATATCTTCGAGCATTTCGTCGGCTGTCCTGCCTTCCCAGAAGAAAGGGTAGGGAGGGGTGGGCTCGATTCCAACCCCTCCGTCCGGTTGGCTTAGGTTGTCTGTCCCGCTACCGCCGCTGCGATCTTCTGGTTGGGAGTCAGATCGCCCGCTGCGGTCGTGACCTGGGCTTCCGGGGCCGTGCCTTCTTCCGGGATCGATACTGCTCCTACATCAAACACGAGCTTGATGCTGGTCAGCACAGGCGTGGGTGGCGGAGGCGGAGGCGCGAAATCGACCGTCACATCTTGGACGTCGGTCAGCTCCAAGCCTTCGGCCGTCTTGAGTGATGCGGTAACCTCGGCAACGCCCTCGGATACGGCCGTCACTTCCGCGGTCTCGCCATCTGGATTTTCCTCGATCGTGGCCACCGCTTCGTTATCGATTTCATAACTGACGGACGGCATCACGAACCCATCGGGCATGGGGTTACCGTTCTGATCGAATCCAAGGACGGAAGCCGTGGCCACCTGTCCTGCTTCTTTGAGGGTTGCTGCTCCTGCTACTGGCGCCATGGCGCGTTCTCCTTTGGTTTGGTTATGAAAAACAAGTTCAATCATTTTTAGTTCCGGCTTCGTCCGGTGACGCCGCCAGAAATCTTCAAGCATCTCGGCCGCTTCCTGCTCTTCATGCAGTATCCGGTTGCGCCGCTGCTCCAGCCACGCCAGCATCCTGCGCTCCCATTCCTCCATCATGGCTGGCCCTCCTGATTGACTGAAGGAGCGAATACTTTTCTATCTGTGCCGTCATTCATGTAAGCGTGCGTCCTATCGGCATAAGCGCTAGCTGAAGCATCTGAAGTGAAGATTCCGAGATGTTGACCCGTTCGGATGTATTGATCTGTCGCTCGATCTTGCAAGCGCTGCATTTCTTCGGAGCGGGGGTTTTTGTAATCCCGAGGAATTTTCCCGTTGGGAGTTAGAAAGCGACCGTCCGCGATTGTCGGTACGAGCGCAAACTGAGGGGCATTCTCATATTTTCCGTTCCATGGCTGGCCGCTTTTATCTAGCGGAATAGTCATCGAGAAAATGCTTGAATGCGATCCGTCGAAGTTCCGGATTGATGGGCGATGGTTCACGTCAATATTTCCCCGTTGGAGCATTCCGTCAATCGGCTTTCCTGCTTGTGGTCCTGTGTCATACGCGGCCCCGTGTTCCTCGTCTGTCTCTTGCTCTCTGTTTCCCTGTTGCGGAGTCTGTTGCTCCTGGAACGGAGTTGCGATCGCGCGTGCAATCAACGGGGCATAGTGCTGCGGGCTGAGATGGTTTCGCGCCGCAAAATCGAGCAGCTTGCCCACATTGGGATTGGTGGCCGCCTGGCGCATCACGTAGCGCATGCCATCGGCGAGCGCTGCGCCCGTCAGTGCACCGGTCCATGGATCAGCGCCGGCTAGATGAGCCACTGCGGCGCCGGCCATCGCGCCCATGCCGCCGCGGCCGACATGCCGGCCCATTTCGAGCATGGTTTCTTTGGCCACACCAGAAGCCGCGCGCGCCGTGCCGGCATTTGAGAGCAGCAGGGTGATGCGCTTCAGGTTGCTCACTCCCTCCTGGCCGATCAGCCGCTCCGCATCTGCGCGGTTAGTGCCTTGTCCCAGCCATGCTTCGAGGGCCCGGGTGCGACCGGTCATGATGCGGGGCAGGCCTTGCGCGCTCTCTTCAGAAGTAATGCCGTTCATCATCCGCTCGGTCACATTGTGGAGATTCGAGAGAGTCATCGAATCGCGCCATGCCGATTTGGCCGCCCGATAATCGGTGGGCGAGATCTCGCTGGCATGGCGGGTCATCAGATTGTTGATTGCCTCGTTGGCTTCACTTAACCGCACCTGCGCCGATTCGACGGCTTCCATGCTGGTCGCCGAACGGATCACCTGCTGGGCTTGTTTGACCTGGCCGTTGAACTTCGTGAAATCCCCGCCGCTCACTCGATCGAGCGTTTCGTAGATTGGTTTGGCCGCGGCCTGCACCTGTGCCGCGGCGTCGCCGAAGGTATTCACCTGGCCCACAGCCGCCGTCACATCGGCCGGCGAGAAGCGCTGCACGTAAGGACTGGCGTGGTAGAGCCCCAGCTGCTCCTCGAGGGCCTTGTACTGGTCATCAATCAGGCCCTGCTGCTTGGTCGACAGGCTGTCATAGGTCGGACTTTGACGCAGATCGTCAAGCTGCTGCAGCCACGCCTGAGCCTCGTGTGGATTGGCTGTGGTCAGTGCCCCTCCGCCGCCGACGGTTTCGCCACGCGCTTCGGGCGCCGTTCCAGTGCGAATGTCGGCGCCGGTCCCACCTTCCGCGCCGGGGATAATCCGCCCTGTTCCTCCGATCTCTGCTGTGCGCGTCGGCGCGCTTCCAGTTTTGAAGCGTGGATCCTTGAATGCCGCGCGCGGTTCCTGCGCCGCCGAGTGCGCTATCTCACCAGTGGGCGTTTCCTTGGTCGGTGGCCCTTCGAGTCGGAAGGTGAACGGTTCCGCGCCCTCCGGAGCTGCGAGCTGGGGCACGGCTTCAGCCGCCGCATTCGCTGTACGGTTGCCGTAGAGATTCAGCCAGGTGAGCGCATTCCCTGCTCCCTGGCGTGCGGTGTTGCCAAGTACTGCTTGCGCACCTTCCTGCTGTGCCTCGGCTATCTTCGGCGCACCCGCTGCGCTGGCTCCGGTAGGCTCGCCGGCATCGTTCACTTGTTCGGCCAGGGCCGGAATCTCTTCGCCGGCAATTTTGAGAGTCTGTGGCGCGCGCTTGAGTAGTGCCCTTCCTGCAGCTCCTGCAGCTTCGCCTGCTGTGCGCCCCGCCCCGCCGAATGCCGCGGCCTCGGCCGCCTGGCCGGGATCGAGAGTATGGCCGTAGGTCTGCGCGCCCATCAGGGTCGCATCCTTCGCGGCCTTCAGGCCCACCGCCAGTAGTCCCGCAATCTTGGGGTTGGCTTTGACGACCTGGGCCACCTGCTGCGCCTGTTTCAGGTGCTCGGCCGCTTCGGCCGTGCCGGCCGCGGGCCCCACCATTTTCAAAAGTCCATCGGTCCCGATGTACTCGAGTACCTGTTCGCCCACGGCGCCCACGTTCTGCCAGAAGCCTTCCGGCTGCCCTCCGGAGCGCAACCAGTCCGCCGCATCTTTCATGTGCGCTGCCATGCGGTTGCCTGGGTTTTTGGTATCAGTCAGCGCCGCCGTGGCTTCTTCTTCTGTCGCGCCCGGGTGCGTGGCGATATAACCCTTGGTGTCGGGGCGCTGGATCATATCGAGCACGTTGCCCACCAGGTGCGCGCCCGAGTTCAGCGCGCCCCACAGCATTCCTCCGGTAGCCGGCGCCTGGTATTGCTCATCGGTTTCGTTCTCGCCGGTCAATCCTGCTTTCGCACGCTGCATGCCGGTAGCAGCGGGGCCAGGTCCTGGACTCCCAGCCCCGCTGACCGGCTGCCCGGCTACATGGGTTACCGCCCATGGATCCGGAGCTTGGGGCGGCGGCGCCGCTCCGCCCGGTTGACCTACGCTGACTACATTCCAGCCGCCCATCTACTTCGCTCCTTGAGGCTGCAATTGCACTGGCTTGCCGTTCACCATCTGCCAGGTCTGGCCGTTACCGAAAGTCACGGTTCTGCCATTTGCATTCTGCAGGGCAGTCAAGGCTGCTGGCGGTAGCCCTGTGCCGGCGCCGCCACTCGGCTGCATTCTCGATCCCAGTCGGTCGGCATCCACTTGCTGTGCTTTGAAATCAGGATCGAGATTCTCGCGCGCCGCGGTCGCCGCCGCGGACATTTGCGGCATCGATGCCTCATAGGCTGGGCTGGGCGCTGAATTCATCCACTGCTGCTTGAATTCATCAAATTTGTCGCTCATCGATTTGGCTTGGGTAAGAATTGCCGCATCGCGTTTGCCGGGCAGCGTGGAGAGCAGCGTATCCTCAATTTTCTGAATCGCTGGAATCGTCGGGTTGCCATAGAACTTCGAAAGCTCGACGGCTACGGTGTGCGCCTTGTTTGTGTAAGCCGTATAGGCCGGCGAGAGCGGGTTATGGCTGGCTGAACTGTTTAGACTTTTTAGCTCGTTCATGTGGCGCAATGCCGCGCTACCCGAATTGAGCTGATCTGCAATTTTTCCAGAGGTGAATTCCTTATAGGTTTTAGCGTAGGATTCCACTTTTGACTTGTCGAAGCCTGGATATTTCTGCGCTACCGCGTCCATTATTTCTGGCTTTTTAGCCATGAGGTAAGACAGACGCTCCGCTCCTGTTCGGCCCGTGCCAATCAGGTCCACCAAGGATCCGCCGGCGCCGCCCGCCGTTGCTGCTGCTTCGTTATCTTCATCCCACTTCGTATCCGCGTCGGCTTTCCTCGCGTTCGCATAATCGAGCGTGTTCTCAGCCTTCGCGCGTCCGCCTTCGCGCTTCTGATCCTCGGCTTTATGGAACTCATCGAGCGCATCTTTCGATTGCCCCATCAGCAGTTTCGAAGCCTGGTCATTGGTGATCGATCCGCTCGGAATGGTGAACGTCTCTTCGTTCAGCTTTCCGTCCTTGATCGATTTCACCGTGATGGGAATGTCTTTGGTGATTTTCGAACTCTGCCAATCTGGAGTTACCAGACCAACATGAAGTCCATCGACCTTGCCATTGCCGTCGATGTGGGGAATCGCCACCAGTCGGCCGTTAGCCTGGTGATCGTGCAATAATGGCGCTTTTTTGAACGCCTCAATCACAGCTGGCAAATCAGCATATACACCCATGTCCTGCGAGCCTTCGCCTCCATCGGCAATCATCTTGGTGAAGTTTGTTTCGCGTTCCGAGTCCGCCGCCGCCGCGTCCACCTGCGAGCGCCCCAAGCGGAAAGTCGATTCCGCGATCTGGTGCGAGAGTAGAGCATTTTGCGCGTTCGAAGTTGCAGCCTTTTGCTGCATCTCGAAGTCTTCGTTGGCTTGCTGGCGCTGTTGCTGTTGGCGCTGCTGCACTTGCTGTTGCCTGGCTTCGATGCCCAGGCCGATCTTTTTTGAAGTGGATCCTGGTCCCGTGCCGCCGCCGGCCGCTGCGGCTCCATAGCCGGCCAGAGCTCCGGAGATGATGCGCTTCCACTGCTGGCCAGGTCCGCTCTTGACCGCGGTGGCCACCATCTTGCCAGTTTGCGGATCACGGGCCAGGGTCACATCCGAGGATCCGCCCAGGGCGTTCAAAATGCCGTGATAAACCTTCGTGCCCCAGCTGTCAGCCTTCTGCTGTTCGAGCGGGATCTGGTCATTTTCACCTGGAGCCAGATGCTCGACTTCAGGCTGTGGCGCACGATTGACGTTATCCGCCGGCGCGTTAACATTCGCAGTAGAAGAAGGCGCCGTCGTGGCGCCAGGGGTCGCGGCCGGCGCCGCATCGGAATTAGGCGAGGTCGGTGTGCCCGTCATTGGCTGCGTCCCGTTATCGACTTCAGTTTCCATACTTCCTCACAAGCTCCATCCCTTACCGCCGGCATTTGCCGCCACGCCTCCCAATGCTCCCAGCACGTTGCCCCATACGCTCTCCTGCTCCTGGGTAATGGCGTTGGCCTCGCTATTCGCTGTTCCAGCTGCGTTGTTTGCCGATCCCGAAAAACTGTTGGGATTCCAGCCCGCGGCGAGATCCTCTTCGCCCGCCACCGCACCCTGCCACTCGTTATAGCCTTGCTGATAGCCAGCCTGCTGAATGCCCAGCTTCTCCGCACTCTCGGTCGCCGCTCCGGTGGCTAGCAGTTCCTCGTTTTCTTCGTTCTGGGGTCCGCCGGTCAAGTTCACATTGCTGGTGCCGCCGCCCTGGGTTGCCTGGTTCTCCTGGAGAGCAGTTTTCGCTTTGGCGTACTCCTGCGCGGTGCCCTGGGTGGCTGTAGTATTCAGATTCTGCAGCTCGGCATCGCTGAAGCCCATCTGATTAGGCCCTTTGGCCAGGATCGGCTCAAATTGTTTATTCAGCGTGTTCTGGATGGCGCTGAAATTCGAGTAAGCCGTGTTGTAGGCCTGGATTTGGGTCTGATAGAACTGCGCTTCTTCACTTTGCAGGCTCAATTGTGTTGAAGATGGTCCGCCGCACATCAGGCTGCCTCCTTTGGTTCCTCGGGGCGCCCAATCACGCGCACCATTTCGTTGGGGCTTTCGACAAATCCCAGACGTTTTTTCGCCATCTCCGCCAGCTCGCGATCCTCGGTTTCGAAGATCCATTCCTCGGCGCCGGCTTTTGCCAGCTGCACTTCGAGGTAGGCGATGCCTTTTAAGAGGGCCATGGCTGCGCGCCGCCGGCTCTTCGAGCTCTGTGCCGGAGCAAACTGGATGTTGACTCTCGAAGCTCGGCTGAGACGGATAAAGAACACGACTCCGGTTTTGTCCTCGAGGGCGCAGCAGGTAGGGCGCGGATCGGGTGCAATTTCGCCGTTCTCATCGGTTGCCAGGCCCATGAAAAATTCCGGATCGAGTACTCCGTTATGGCGCTGATCGGCCTCAATCCAGGCCTCAAGCGCCGGGCGGTCCGCATCGGTCACCGCGCGGAGTGTGTATCCATCGAATTCAGCCAAAACGTTCTGCATATCCGGCATATATATCTCGGCTATTGCTTGATGATCGGCAAATAACGCCGGAAGGGCACCTGGCTGCCCCGGTAGAACTGGCGTGCATACACATCCGCCCCACTCGCCTGGGTGGGCAAACTGGCGATCATCAGCGCGCCCACCCCCTCACTGCCGCGCTCGATCGGCGGAACTGGATTCGCGATCGGCACCGGGTGGCTGGGTTCGACCGCTGGCGCGCGTCCTATAACTCTGGCCGGCATCACTTCCTCGCTTTCTCGGGCAGCCGCCCGTAGATGGTGTGGGTCAACAGTTCATTCGGGAACGGCTCTGCCTTCCAGCTCACGGTGGTTTGCACGTGCCGGCACTTCACTGGCTGTGCATCCTGCATGGCCCAGAAGCGCCGCGTTGTGACGGTCTTTGAAGCCGGCAGATTGGGCGGATCGTTCGACACGTTGACCAGGTTTGAAAATGTTCCACTGATCTCGTCGTAGAGCAGCCCGATTGAAACCGGCGAGCTGCCCGCGAGTGCGATTTCTTCAGTGGTGACAAATTGCAGGCCGACTGTCGTTCCTGGCTGCGCCATCACCACGCTGCCAATGATGGCGGTGGCCACATAGGGCACATCGTTATCGGTCGACACGCTTGAATCGCGCATCAGAATGGGACCCTCCGCGGCCGGGCCCAATAGCAGACGTTTCTGACCGGGCAGGATTTCGACAGAGGCGATCGCCTTTACGCCGCCAGTAATCAGCGCGCGCGGACTCCACACATTGCCGCTCTCAGGCGCGGCCACCGCGGCCATGCGGTACCAGCCTTCGGCGCCATCGGCCACATAGAGCGCCATGTCGGCACTCGATCCCTGGTGCCAGGCCATATAGGTTGCGTCCGTGGTGTATTGCTGGTTGAACAGATCTCCGATCGGGAATCCTACCTCGAGCTCGCCGGCGCCGGGATCCATCGAAACCACCTGGCCCGAGGTGAGCATGCCGTAAGCCGTCGATCCATTCACGGTGAAAGCATCTTGATTGGCCAGGCCCACACCCTGCTGAAAATTGATCACATAGAAAGGCGAAGAGGCCGTGCCCTGGCCGAGGACCGCCCACACGTCGGAGTTGGTGTAAACAATCATGCCGATCGAGGTTGGCCAGCATGTCACGCCGAGCGAGGGGAAAGTGAACTGGTTTTTTGGCGGGAAAGCTTCGTTCCCGCTACCGGTGATGGTGTCCGGTCCGCCTGAGTACTTCAACACGTTTCTGACGAATCCCCAGATGCGGCCGAGGTAATAGCACTGCGGCGTGAATCCGGCCGGTGGCGGGTCGTTTGAGTCTGAGATTGGCGCGGTGATGAATTCATTCAGTGCGTCGTCCGGTTTAGTGTCGGTATAGATCCAGGATCCTGGATCCGATCCTACAGCCGGATTGGGAAACTCATCTTCAAAAAGCAGCGTGGATCCGCCTTCGAGCGTGCGCCACAAAACAATGGTGTCAATTTGCGAATCATTGGGCAGGCCTGGCGCCTGGATGATTGCCTGGTTGCTCTGCGCCACAGTCAAGGGCAGGGAAAGAGGGCTGGCGGTACCAATGTGGCCGGTGATCGAATTCTTACCGCTGTAAGCCCAGATCCATGCGTCAGTGTTGGCCGGTGTGTAGGGGCCCGCATTCAGCCACAACTGTGTACCGTCGGCGGTACTCTTGCCGGCATCCTCCTCCCAGGTCGGTGCCGCCGCTCCGGATTCCCCCAGAGTTTGCGGCGTCTGCAGGTTGCCGTTCGCGTCCTCGATGATGTTGGCGGTGCTTACATTCTGCGCAGCTCCCGGCCACGCCGGCGCGGCTCCGATATTTGTCCAGACCACGGTATTGTCAGTCACCGTGGTGGCGTTGCCGTTTGTCCAATTCGGCGTACCGACGCCACTAGTCCCGGCGGTAGTGCACTCAAAGGCCACCGTCACAGTGATCGGAGTTTGGGTGAGAATCGCATAGGGCGGATAGGGGAATGTCTGCGCGGTGGTGATGTAGTAAGTGAAGGTCACCACAACCACCGCACCCACTGCGTAAACTGTGGTCGCGGCCCAGTTCGGCGGCCCCAGGCAGGTCCAGGCCGCGGTGTTGTCGGCCGTCACCACGCCCACAACCACGCTCCACGCCGGAGCCGCGCCTCCGGTTATGCCTCCCGTTGTCAGCTTCTGCACATTGCCGTTCGAATCGATGATGACGTAGGCCGAGGGCGCGTACCAGGTGTTCGCTTGCCAGGCCGGATAGATGCTGGGCGCGGGCGATTGCGTTACGATCGGCGCGACAGTCGGCGTTTGAATACCCCAGAGCTCGACAGCCGGGCCGCGGCAGATCCATATTGCCCCGCCATCTACGGTGGCTTGGCCGATATCAGTGCCCCATGCCGGCGCGACTGTTCCCGTGATGCCGTTTCCGGTGCTGGCGGTACCGGTCTCCGCGCTGAACGCGGTCAGTGGCGGGTTGCCTGCAACTACAACGTCAATAAACGAGACCTGGAGGCTGTTGTTCACCTGAATGTCTGGCGGCGTGGCTCCATTGAGCGAGGGCACCGTGGTTAGCCCGCTCAGGTTCAGGCTGATGCCGTTGGGGATGGTCAGCGGAGTCAGCGGCGCAAAGAACAGGGTCACCAGCCGCGAGGGCGGCCCCGGCAGTCCTGACGCCACCACGCTGATGTTGGTGACGGTGGCGGCCTGCGCGCCCACGGCAACCTGCAGGTTGCCATTCGAGTCAACAATAAAGTCGCCTTGATTGAAGAGGGTGAGTGCGGCCCAGCTCTTCGCGCTGAGCACCCACTTTTCCTGATTCATGCCATCCGCGAAGTAGCAGATATTTCCGACGCTCTGAAAGTTGGTGCGCCCCGCATTCGGATCCTTATTCCAAAGCACCTGATTGTTAGCGGGTCCGGTCACATCGCGGACCGTGGCGGGGTTGGCCGCCGGCGATACCAGGGCATTGCCGGTGTCGGGGGTGTCGGCATAGTTGTCGAAGCCCTCCACATAGAACGCCTGCTGAAGGGCCGTCAGGCCTGGGGGTGGGATGGTCATGGGATTGGGCGCGTAGCCGTTCAGCGCCGGGTAGGCGGTCAGCCCTGAGAATTTATATGTCTGCCCGGTCAGGATCCCCGGTACCGCCGTGGTGAACGTCACAATCACGTTGCCCGCCCCGTATGGACCCGGAGCGAGCCGGATCACCTCGACCGAGGCGATGGCCAGATTGTCGGGCGTGTTGTCGCCGTCGACCGACGACAAAACATGGATCTGCTCCGTAGATCCGGAAAAAGCACGGAATTCGTAGAAGCGATTGATAGGTGGAAAAGGCCCGGCGTTATAAACCGAATTGCCCGGCCGGCGCGCCAGAGTGAGCCGCGTGGTGATTTCGGTGTTCTCGCCGCCAATCAGCCGTTCAAAACGAATCGCGGAATAAAACTTCTGATAGAGATAGGGAACTGCGCCCGCGCCCAGCGGATTTCCCTGTGTCCACATGCCGGTAAAGAATTCATTGGTATGGAGAGCCGCGGCCGAGATCGGCTGAACCTGGGCACCTGCGGAAACGAGCGGAGATTCCGGCATCAGCTCTCCCTCGCCTTGTAGCGCTCGGCTGTTGCCAGCTGAGTGCCTTGCAATTGCGCCATCACCCGCGTCCAATTGGCGAGGAAGATATTGCGCTCGAGATCCGTGAGGCCGCCCTGCGCTCCTAACAGGGCGGTGATGAATTTGGCGTTGTACTCATTGAAGCGCGCGTCAAAGCCAATCAGGCTCATCAGCGCCAGGTGGCCCCACTGGCAGATGTAGTTTTTCTCATCCGGTACCGGCGCCCAGGTGAAACCGAGCGAAGCCAGTATCGGGGCCTTTTTTTGATAAATAAGAGTGACGTCGTAATTCTGATCCGGCGCCGGCGTGAGGCGGAAAGTGATATTGCCCAGGCCGTCATCGAGAAATGGCGCACAGAATGCCGGCCGCGCCTGCGATGCATCAATATGCAATAAGTTTCTGACCGCGATTTCGAAGGGCTTGCCCGCGGCCACTGCCTGCACGGTGCCACCTTCGAGAAAACTGAAATTGTCGAGTCCGCCGACAGTGGTGTCCTGCACCGCGGCGGCGAAGTTCACCAGGCCGCGATTCCAGGGCCACGCGAAAGGCGGCCCCAGCATGGTCTGCAGCACCAGGTTGGCCGAAGACAGGGCCGGCTCCATTCCGTTGATCAACACGGGCTGCTGCTCTAAAAAGCTGAGCTCCCAATTGATCGTGTCCTGGATGGTTTTGGTGCTCGGCATTTACTTCCTTCTCTTCGTCTTCCATCGGCTTTGTTTCGAGTGCTTCACTTTGTGAGCCACGCCGGCCACAACAGCAGTTTTCAAATTCGGCGCCGGGATTCCGTGCATATGTCGGTAGGCGTTCCAGGCCTTGTATGCCGCCTTGCTCTTGAATTTTTCCGTTGGCATGTCATCACCGCCCCGGCCAGACATTGTAGAGATACGGATTGGCGGGCCCGATATCGATACCGCCCTGGGGCGCAACTACGCTGCGATCGGGAATGAAGCCGCAGTTGTCCGGCTCGCGATCGCCCTGCTTCATCGATTGCTCCATCGCCGCCATCCAGGTTTCATGCAGTCCGCGCGGGCCGTAATAGCGATCGCGCATCTGCGGGTTGGCGCTCATCTTGTAGCAGCCGCCGATGTAGCCCACGCGGAACCAGTTGGCATAGTCATCGGGAACGGGATTGATGAACTGCGAGGGCAGCGTGAAAGCCGGCGGAGCCTGCATCTGCGCTACCACGTTGACCTGATATACAACTCCCTGCTGTGGAGGCAGAGGCTTCAGCCGGAAGCCCTGCGAGTTAGGACCGGCCACGGTCCACACGCAGCTGCCATCGTTCACCGTGGCGCCTTCGGCCGAGTTCACGGGCAGCACCGGCGCCACGCCTCCCGTCGTTCCGTACGTCGTCAAAATCAGAATGTTGTTATTCGCATCCAGGATGTTGATCGCGGGATTGGTGGGAGTAATGACCGCGCCCAGAGGCTGGGTGTATTTCTGATTCGCTCCTGGCCACACGCCTTGGATGAGTTGGTTATTCGGGTACCAGGCCACCTTCGCCGGCGGGTTGCCTGAGATCGAAGTCACATCGAGATCGCGCACCGTTTCGATGGGATAAGTTGGCTTGGGAAGGGCGGTGTTATTGATGTCGATCCAATACGCATTCTCGAGCCACCCGATTGGCGTGGCCTGGGCCAGCTGCGCGTAATCCTGCTCCCAGCTGGAGGTATAGAACGGACGCACCTTCATCCGGTTCCATTTCCAATTGAAGCGCTGCGAAATCATGTCGAGCATCACATCGGTGGCGATGCCGAGCGCTGTGGTCATTGAATAGCCGCCGGTGGGCAGCACCGGGCCCAGCTCGCCCATCGAACTTACGTAATCGATGATCGATTGAACGCTGACCGTAGAACTGCCCATAGGTGACCTCTAGTGCTCATTGGTGCTCGTTAGTGTCCGCTACGCCGCGTCCTGCGTAACCTCGAAGATCTTCGATCCGGAGGGCGAATTGTCGGTGGGATAGTCGAGCCACTTCTGCCACTCCGCCCACATCGCGCTATAAAGTGCGCGATCCGTTTTTCTCAGCGCAGCCTTGGGCTTCCACACTTCCTTGCCGCACCGGGTGCAGCTGATGCACATATCGCCATTGGGATAGGTGTTGATGTTGATCGAGTAGTTGGCGTCGGTGCCCTTGGCGAATTTGTTGTCGCGGCCGCCCTTGCGGTGTTTGCAAACCGATTGCCGGCGCAGGCGTTCGCCCTCGCTCTTCTCGAAGTCCTGCACCTGGCGCGCGCGGTCATGCTCGAGGCGATCGCGCTTGTCTTTCCTCACCGCCATCTCTTCGCGCATGTGCTCAATCTGCATGCGCTTGTATTCGAGCTCCACCGCTTCCAGCTCGCTCAGTTCCACAGTCATTTTCTTTGAGGGTGCCATGGCCGTATCTCCTGCAGGTGTTATGCATCAAGGGGCCGTTTTATGCAGCAAGCGGCCCCCCGTATGCGATTACGGGTTTAGCTGATGAGAGTTGGGGCGTCGATGTAGCGCGCGCGTCCCACCGTGTCCGGCACCACTCCCACCGCAAAGTTGAAGTTGTAGGCTGTCGACCCGCCGATCATCATCGCCGGGTCCGACACGCTGGCATCGTCGTAGCGCTTGGTGATCACTTTCAGGTTCCGCCAGTCGCCATCACCCAGCTCGGTCATTTCCTTCGCGCCCATGCTGATGCTGATCACCGCATCCTTGCCGTAGATGTAGGTGCGGAAGGCGGTCACGCCGGCATTCCCCAGATAGTTCAAGGTCTGCTTAACGATGGTGGTTTCGTAGAACCGCACGCCGGCCCATTCCAGGGCTTCTACATACTCGCCCTCGCCGCCGGGCAGCTCCTTCAACAAGTCCACGCCTTCCATGTGCCGCTTCAGAATGTCGGTGAACGAATTGTTGGCCGCGTCGTTCAGCGCATCGCCCCAGGCAAAGGGAGTAATCAGCCCGCAAAACTTTCCCTCTTCCATAGGCTTCACGTTGCGCCCGCGCAGCGAGGCCACTGCCGAGGTGATGTTGTTTTTGTTGAAGGGCACGTTGAAAGCGTTCTGCACGCTTACGCTCGCGTCAATCACGTTCAGCCCGTCGGTGGTGTTCTTGATCAGGTAAGCCACGGTCTGCGCGCACTGGTAGGCTAGCTCCTTGCCGCCGTTTTCAAGCGCGGGGTCGATCGCCAGCTGCATCGAGAAGCGCGAATAGTTGAGGTAATCGGCATAGTTGCCGATCACAATCTTGTCGGTGAGGATGTTGATCGTCTCGCCGGCGGTTACGGTGCCCTCTGGGGCCTGGGCCAGGTCCGGACCAAACGCCACATATTCAAAAAGGTTGAGAGTGTTGCCGCTGTTCTCGGGCAGAGGCCTGCGCTCCACGCATCGGTAGTGGGGCGTTTCGGCCTTCAGGTTTTCGACAAAGTTTTTGTCGTAGTAATTAACCTGGGTCTGGGTGAGGTTCGAGGTGTTGTTCGAGGCCGGCGAGTAGCCGGCGCCGAGCTGGGTCTGGGTGGCCAAGGCGTTGCCTTGTTCCTGGATCAAGAAGGCGATGGCTGATCCCCACATCGCCAACACATAGAGCACCGGCCGCAGAATGTTATTTACAAGCCAGTTTCTCCGCCGAAGGAATGTCTCATCCCTGCGAATCGAAATCATGATGCCGCTCCCGACTTCGCGGGGCGGTCAGTTTGCCTGATGTTTAGCTGGCCCGTCTTTTCGGCTTGTCCTGCTGCGCGTAAAACTCCGAACACCGCACAAATTCGGGATCGGTAGTCATCAGCCGTTTCATGGTGGCCGCGCTCATCTTGGCAATCTGCTCCCGCGAGTACTTCAGACGATTGGCCGTCCTAGCCGGAGGCTGTCCGTGCATTTCGCTCGGACGCACGCCGGTTGAGTTCCGGGTGGGAGTCTTCGGTAGCACGGGCGCGGGAGCATTCCGCTCAGGCTGTGGGTCCGGTGACTGCGTGGGTGGTTCTTCCTCCTCGGGCTTTTGTTGCAGCAGTTGGGCTGCGGTCAGCTCCTCGAAGGCGCGGTGATAATGGGCTTTCTTGGTCAGATCGCCATGTAGTTGTATATAGCGATACATCACACCCGCATTATGCGGGCAGACGTAGTAGTCAGGAGTTTCGGCAGTGAAAGCCTCCGCGGCTTCCGTTGCCATTCTCTCCAGCTGTGCTTCTCGGTCCGCCGGCGCGTTTTCCGTCGCCATGCGTAGATTTTCCATGGGGCCGACCTGGGATTCGATAATCCTGGTCACCGCCCGGTCGACGGTAGCCGGATCATTCAATTCAGCCACGGCCGTCATGCGATCGGCAGGAGTCAGAGGCTTGGGAGCGTTGGAGCGGGGAGCGGGGGGATTCGCTCCCGTTCCATTGCCTCCGTTGTTGCGCCTGAGCTCGGCGATCCGCCGGTTGGCGTTCGCCTGGGAATCAGCTAAGGCCTCGGCAATCTGTTCCTTGGTTCCGCGAAACACTGAAATGGGAATTCCGTCTTCCGGCGTATCTGACGTCACGGTCAGCTTCCATTGTGGAATGCCGTTTTTCGTGACTAACTCTTCCCACTGCTTCGCCATGGCCTATCCTATTCCCTGCAGCACGTCATCCAAACTCGGTTTTTCCGGTGGCTCTTCTTCGGTACCGGTGCGGGTGCTGTAAGCATTAAACACTTGTTTTTGAACGTAGGTAAAGAATAACCACGATGCCTTGGCCATGCAATGGCCTCCCAGTACCGCCTCCGGCTCGCCGGGCGAAGTGTTCAAATGCGCGGTCTCAAGCTCGATGCAGGCCTGCTCCATCACGTCCAGCAGGGCCTGATACCGAGAGTCCATATGCAGCTGCGCAAGCAGCTCCTGGGTCTCGGGCGATACCCGGACTTCCGTAACTTTGAGAGTGCGCGTGGTGCGGATCTTCAGTTCCATGAATGCCATCTCACGCGGACTCGTGATCGCGAATGCCGGCGTTGAATGAGCAGAGTGACTGCTTCACCCACTTTGCGCAGTTTTTTGAATGTTTCAGGCTGCGATTCTTCCGCCTCCCGCAGCTCTGTCGGCGTTGCGAGTCGCACGGTCATGTCATCTCGGAACATGAGAACAGATGCGCAATTGAGGCAGATGGTGCAGTCACCTGGCTCTGGTGACCTGGCACCCTCGCCCTCCGTCGCGGTTGAAGCATCCAACTGGTGGGCGCAAGCAGGGCACCGGGATTCTTTGTGCCGGAAAGTCTCGCCTATCTCGATCGCCATTATGCCCTCATCATCTGCGGCCCGCGCGCCTTGGTTATGCATTCAGGGTTCGAGCACAGCGTCTGCTTATGGTTCGCCCAGCTGCAGCTTTCGTCTTCCAGGAAGCCCAGCCCGGTGCAGGCATTGAAATCCGAGCATCCGCACTGCGCACAGATCCCGCGATATCCAGGCCTCTGCCGCGCCAGCTCGAGGGCCTTGGTGCGATCAAGCGGAATCATTCTTTGGGGTGGCTTTTTCGTCACGTCTCTACTCCTGGAATTGTGGCCTGTGGTCTCACAATTTCATCTATCAGGATCCTCGGCCGCCATTCTTTGAGCGCGTTCTTACATTCCGCATTCACGCAGCGCCAGGTCATCTCTCCTTCGACATTCTCCATGAGGTTGCCACAGCCGCCGCATGTGATGTAGTCGATGACGACCCCGTGTCCAGCTCCGCCGCTCATATCTTTCCGCCCTTGTCGCGTTGCGATCTTGCGATCGCCGCGCAGGATTGAAGATGTGCAAGTATTCGAGGGTTGCGCTTGATCTTCCGATAGGCGTTCTGCAGAATGAACCACACCATCGCGCGGCTTATTCCTTCTATTGTCGCGATCTCTTTGATGGTCATGCCTTCGCCTTCGATGCGATCCATTACTTTGCCATCAATCCGCATGAATAGCCTTCAACCTCCTGCCGGCGCAAACTCGCTTTGTTCGATCGCGGTCCGGTCCCATTTGCGCTCATCCCATAGCGCCGCCTCGTCGGAGGCCTTGCCCATCAGGTCCTTGGCCAGGTCCGCTTCCTTGCTCTGGTCAATTTCCGCGCTCTTGGCGTTGTGGCGGGCGCCGATCGCCGCAATCTGTCCCTGCACGCGCTGCAGGCCCGGGTTATTTTGCGCGTACTTCTGCTGCTCCTGGGGCGTCATCGGCCGGATCAGTTCGCGCGCATCCTTCCATTCGCTTACTTCCATAAACATCTCGAGCAGCAGTTTCACGTCCACCATATATCCGGTCGCGTTGAGCTGCTGCACCAGCGGCTGATTCTCGAAGATCTGCACCATGAGGGGCAGCGCCTGGGCCATGGCTTTCTTGGCTGCCAGTTTGGCGCCGGCCAGGCAATCGAACATATCTTCCGACTCGTAGAAGTTCTGCGCGTCCAGCTCAAAGGCATCGCCCAGCTCGCGGCCCAGGATCTCGCGGATCTTCGATGGACTCATGCGATCTTTCACCAGGAAATCGATGAGCTGGATAAAGGGCAGCAGGATGCCTTTTACAAAGTGGCCCACTGGCCCCTGAATTTTACCGGCGTTCGCAGCGATGATCCCGCCGGCGCCGGTCGCAGTGCGCGCGGCCGAGCTGCCGCCCTTGCCGGGCAGGCTGCCCTGAGTGAAGGCTTCGTCTGCGCCTGTGGTCGATTGCGCGTTCTGCGCCGCGGCTTGCAGTACGCTGAACACTTCGGGCGGGGTTTTCGGGGTCTCAATAATTCCGAATGCATCGCGCACGCTCTGCCCTGGCTTGGTGTCTACGTCTACGATTCCGCCCAGCCTCATCCGGATCTGCTGGGTGGGTGCATTGGCTCCGCGATCGCGCGCGTACATCGGATTGATGGCCATGCTCAAAAGGTCAAGTACCGCGTCCACTAAACCTTTTTCAATGCGCTGGTCACTTCCGGCCAGGCGGCCCACACCGATGCCATAGCCGGCTTTGGGAATGTTCCAGAAGTTTGCGGCAAAGTAATTGAGGAAAGGGAAGCCGTGCTCTTCCTTCTTGATCAGCAGGCCGTTGATGCCGTCGGTGGTAAGGATCGCATAAACATAGGTCGGGTCGGTCCGCTCCATCATCGCGATCGGCGCTTCGAGCGGATCCGCCGAACTCACTTCATCATCGTTCTGGGCATGATGGATGGCGTAGTTCTGACCGCCCAGGTTGAGCATCACCTGGCTGGGGTTGGCGGCGTTCTGGTCTCGATGCGCAAAAAAGTAATTCTTCAGCTCCTCTTCGCTCGGTATGTCGTAACCGCCGATTTGCTTGCCATCCTCATCAAGCACCTTCTCCTCGCGCATTCGGTCGAGGTCTTTGTAGGTCGGATAGGTGAGATGGATGACGTACTTCGCTGACTTATGCAGCGCGTTCGGTTTCTTCCAGGTCGGATCCACAAACACCGAGCCCAGCTCGCAGCGCTCAAAGAAAAGCCCCTCGGTTGTGACTTCGGTATCGGTGACCACCCGCTCATCTGATTCCTTGGTGTGGATGGTCAGCTTGCCACCGAAGGGAAGCTGCTGTGTGATGGGTGCCTGCTTGGGGCTGCGCACTTTTTTGGTCTTAGTCTCCGTGGTCCATCCGGCTTTCACAATCACGCTGCCGAAGTTCGTCATATCTTCGAGGGCCAACTCTGATTCGCTCTCGAAATCACAATCGTCCAGCAGCGCCCCGTAGAGCGTCGTCTTCGCGCGCGCCGTGGTTTGCGAGGTTGCAGGCCTCGGCCTGAGCAGGAAAGGCGGAGTCTCATAAAAGATGCCGCTCTTCATCGCCGGTACCAGCGAATTCACATGCTTGGCGACCGTGAAGCGGGAGATGTTGGCGCGGGCGACCGTGGATCCTTCGAAGGACTGATTGGTGCGCGGCGATTGGTAGAGTACATCGGCCTCGCGCCAATGCAGGTTCCACTGTTTCTGATCGAGGTAGGTTTTCGCGCGCTGCATATCCTGGATCACCAGCTGCACCGCGCCATCGTCGGTGTAGCGTGGATCCAGTCCTGGCTCCTGCAGCTCTACATCAGACTCCTCGATGTTCGCCGCCCCGTTCACTGCTCCCGCCAACGTCGCCATGGGTTACACCTTTCCGTTGAGTGCCACCGCTGCGTTAGCTGTCATCACCGCTTCGCGCACCATGCGGATCGCGGCCTGCTGGTCTGCGCAAGTCGGCGTGTTTTCGAGGATAGTTAATGCAAAATCATGAGCCGCTGTACGCAATGCGCCATATTGTTCCTGCTGCAGCTCATTGGGAGCGTGGTATGTGAAAACGTCTTTTAGGTTGTCCTTGGTGACTGGCATTAGTTGACCGTCCCTTCGAGGGGAATCTTTGTGGCGTGCTCCCCTGGCATCTCGCCTTCGTCTTCAATAAAGAGGTGGGGCGCGAACTCTCCCGGTAATCCCTCGATGGCCACCATTCCATCGAAATAAAGCGAAGTGCAGCGGTGGCCGGATCCTGGCGGCATGTGGCGAAACCGGATTGTTTTACCGAGAAGACTTTTTCCGAGCAGCCACTGCTCTTTGATCTCCGGCGATCGCAGCGGCTCGTGAGGGCAGATCGTGGTGTTGTCCGCATCGTCGTATGTCATGCAGCATTGGGAACACTTCCGCATCATAGGATCATCCTCAGCGGAAAGACCCGCGGCAAATCCGCCCGTGGCACCGGCGTCTCCCGTAGCTCTTTCTCAAATTGTGATTGATCGTCATCGAGTGATACAGCGATGCGGGTCACCAGGATCTGCACCTTGACGCCGCCCTCGGTCACGCCCTGCCAGATCCGCGCCGGCACGCCAGATGTGGCATCCTCCGCAGCGATCTCAACAAACTCGTCAGTGCTCTCAATCGTGATTTTCACGCAAACCTCCGCATGATCTCCCGAGCCAGGCTCGTAGCCTGCTCTTTAGTTAGCGCCACATATCCCTCGGGATGTTGCGCAACTTCGAGCTGCTTCATTTGGCCATCGGGGGTGAGAATGACTTTTTTGAAGTTTACGGTGATTGCTTCATCGGGCATCAGTAGCGCGTATCCGTCCTCGAAGGCCTTGGCGGACGAGAATGATTGATAACCGTCTTCATAAACCACCAAGTATCCGCCTGCCTTTGGATCAAATCGTTCAAGCCATCCGGCGTTAACACCAATGAAAATCGGCGTTCCTTTCGCTTCCAATGCGAGCATCGCGTATTGCATCTCCGCTGGGTCCATAACTGAGGGAGACAACTTCACTTCGAGAATTTTGGCGGCTCTTACGATCTTGTGACACTTCCAACGAAGCAGTAGCTCTAATTCTGATTTCATCCGCTCAACCCCGGCATCGCCTCGCTCAGATCATCATGGCTCGGCGGGTCCCATTCTTCCTCTTGAACTTCCATCACCGGCTCGCGCTCGGCGTATTCCCCTCGACTGTACACCCGGTTATAAGCGTCCTGATCGAGCTGCGCCTGCCAGGCCTCCTCATCCGACGTCTCAAAGCCTTCGGCCGCGATCGATGCCGGCAAATTGGCTGCCACGCGGCTGATGACCGAGGCGATCTCCTGATCCTCGACCATACCGAAATGATAAAGCTGGCGGAAAACCTCTTGCGCGTTCTGGATCCCGTCAGAGAAAAGCAGCCGGCCGGCAATCAGGTGCGGTTCGGCGCTCTTGATGGCCAGGGAGCGCGCGGTGGGATCCTGCAGGTACTCCGCCCATTGGATCTCGATGCGCCAAGCATCCTCGAGGGCCTGGTTGCGGATGTGCTGCTCCATCGATCGGGCGCCTGGGGTTTCCTCGATCTGGATCCGGTGCGTCTCCCATTTTCTGGCTAGGGAAATGACCCGGCGCGCCAAGGCGGTGGGAGTGAGGGTGTCCCGTACCACTTCCATGATCGTCATGCGGCCGGCTTTTTCGGCGCCCACGGCCGCGGCGGCATATTTGCACTCGGCATATTCAAAACGCCATGCAATGTATATACGTCCGTTATCCGGCGTGTCGTCGTCAGATATTTTTGCAGCCTCCAGCCGCTCCATGGGGAAGGTGGGTTTGAAATTGCCTTCGGCGATGTTCATATATTGCGTCCAGAACGAGTTTTCATCCAGGTTCTTCTCACTTCTCAAGAACTTCCAGGACAATTGCTCGGGGAACTGCAGAATCACGTCATCCTCGGTCAATTGATCGTCTTCGAGCTTCAAAGCATGCGGTTTGCGGATATAAGCCGGCCTCCAGAGATAGACCCAGGTGTCATCCATCTTCTGAATCATGTCGCCATAGAGATCCATGGGCCCGTAGCGCGTCCCGGTCAGATCTAAGAAGCCGTGCTCGCCCATCATCTTCAGGTTGATGTAGAAGTTTTGCCGCACTTTGCGCAGCGCAAAGGCGGTTTGCGAGTTGCGATTGTCCTGCACGTCCTCGCTTTTCAGAATGTCGGGATGCCATCCGCTTAGGCTCTGCTCGATCGATACACCTTTCAAGGTTGGATCGCGGCGGTACTTGGTGCGCGCCGGCGTGATGAAGGTGCCCGCGGGCTGCAGTTTGGTGATGACATGCTCGGGGAAGAGCTGATGCAGGATGGTCTGGGGCATTCCGGCTGGGCAATAGAAGTGGCTCGCCACTTCGGCTACGAATGCATCCGCCAGGGGCGAGTCCGGAGAATTCGAGGCGGTCATGGCCATCACCGCGACCTCGGGGAAAGCGATGATCCACTGCACCGTGTCGGTGATGTTGAATGTGGTTTTGTAAGTTTTGCGTGGCAGGAGCACCATGCGTTTGTGTTTGCGGTGCTGATCCTCGATCGGCCTGCTCGGATCCTTCTTAATGAAAACGTCGGCCACCTGGCGGTGCCATCGTTCGCTGACCTTGGTGTAGCCGAGCACATACTTCGTGAGCCAGAAAAGATCGGTTTGCGCGCGCAATCGCAGCTCGTCTCTGTATGCCGCGTCTTCCGCGATCCGCGCCACATCGATCTGGTTATGCATTACTTCTTACATCCCCGCCTGGATACCACCACCGCCGTCAGCCATTTCGGCATCCGGTGGTGCCGCTGCCTGCTGCGGTTCCATCTCGCCGGCTGGCGGCTGATCGCCCATGTGCTCTTGCATGTGCTCCTGGGCCGATTCGACATCGGGCAGCACATGCTCCTCGGTGTGGTGGTGCGTGTGGTCCGCGCCGCCTGGTGTTCCCGTATGCCGGTGTACGTGGGCAATCACACCTCCATTGTGGGCGCGTTCATAGTGCACGCTGTGTGTGTGCAGCTTCGCGCCTTCACGCTTGCCGCCTCCCAGCGCCTTCCTGACTTCATGCTCCTTCGCCATTGCCTCTCCCTCTCTCTGAAAATCTCCCGAGTGATTAGCGGCAACTCGGGAGTGTTCCCGCCGCTCCGGGTCTGGGGGTTGCCGCCCAGATTTGTTAGAAGCCAAGTTCGAAGTTGGCGAGGTTGCCGATATTCAAGCCCGCGGTCCCAAACGTGAGGGCCACGGCGAAGTAGAGAGCTGGATCGGTGGGAGCGACTGGGGTCACGCCGGCCGCACCCTGGTTCTGGATCACATTGGTGCCGTTAATGCCGGTCACGGTTGCAGCCAGCACCGCCGCGCCGTCATAGAGATCATTCACCAGCTGCGAGAAAACGCCGTGCATGATCCCGCTCTGCGAATCGAACTGGCAATCGGCCTGGATAAACCATGGCGCATAAGTGGTGGTTGCGATCGCGCGCGCCGTGCCAGATCCCAGCACTGTCCAATTGGTCGAGGTGAAGGGCACGGCTGGAATCACCAGCGCTGCGAGCAGGGTCGCTTTCAAGGTGTAGGCGCCGTTCACGTAGGCATTGCCTTCGGCGCGGACTGTGAACTTCTTGGCCTCGATCGCCAGTTTGCCGGGCACGGCCAGCGCGGTGGGAAGAAGTGGATTGGAAAGCTGGGAGAATACCTGCGCGGTGGCGACATTGCCGATGACAGGATTCGAGGGGGGTGTGCGCTTGATCGCAAGACTGCTCATTGTCGATGTTCTCCTTTTAGGAACATGGGCTCAAGATGTGGGCCTTCCCCTCAGAGTGCGCCAGTGTCCCGGCAATCTGCAAGTATCGAAATTACACATTAATGGTTCCCAGGTGTGCTTCAAGCGGAGATGCGCCGCCGGAATGGCTTTCCTCGAGCTCTGCGGCGGCCGGCTTATTCTTCGGCCCGCGTTTGTTTCCCTTCTTCCATCCCCGCTTCACGCCGTGGGCTTTGTTGTACTCATTGCGCCACAGCGTAAAGAGCCGTCGTTGTTCCGGAGTACTCGGCCGGTTGCAGTTCCTACACCTGGTCATATCGCGCAGCACCCGGCGCGCATTTTTCAGATCGCGCGCATGCGCATCGCTGCAGGTGACGGCCTTGCGCGTCACTCGCTCCGGGGCAATCGGTTCGCCGCAAATCACGCAATGAAACACAAGCTCGGTCAGATTTTTCGGCATCGTAGTCCCTTCAGTTCGCGACGGTATAGTTCGCGGTCCTGTTCCAGTGTGGCTTGTAGGGCGTCCCGCTCGGCTTCTACCTTCTTTGCCCAGTCATAGTTGTCATTGCAAAGTCTATGGCTGGTTTCGAGGAGATCCCTGATTGCCTCGAAAGTCGACAACTGACCTGTTGGGTTACATCGATACTTTCGCATCAGTTCGGCAAACTTTTCGATTTCCTCTTGCTGTGCCTGTATCTGCTGCTCAATGTCGGCGGGTAATCCTGTGCCGCAAATCACACAATTAAACACAAGCTCGGTCGGATTTTTTGGCATCGCTCAGTGTCCCTTCAATTCATTCCAAAAACTGCGCGCCAGCCAGATCACCGCATAAGCTCCAAGCATCGCCCAGGTTAAATCGCTCACAATGTTTCCTCCACAATCTCCACCCGCACGTGTACACGTTCAGGTGTTCCATAAATTTTGTGCAGCTCATAGTCGACCACCTGGCTGTCGTCTTCATAGAGCACGCCGGTCAATCCGTCGGCGGTGCTCCGAGCAAGCTTGTCCAGGTCAGGTTTCACTGTCGGCCGAGCGCGTGTCGCCGGCGCAGATTTGGGACGCGCGAAAACAAAAGTGATGGCCACGCGTACCGGCACACCCGCCGGTGCCAGGAGCAGCTCATGCAGGCCTGCGGCGGCTTTCGCGCGCAGCGCCGCCCAGCCCACTTCATTGCGATAGGGATGGGTGCGCTTATTGTCGCTTTTGAAAATCGTGCCTGGGCTTCCATCCTCGCGCACAATGGCGACGCCGCTCATGCTGCCCTGGGGTGCGGCCTTGCACTCGACGATGAATTCGATGGCTCTTACTTTAAGCAGTTGATTGACTGCTGCTTGAGCATTCTGTCCGCGCTCGATAAAGTCCGTCCATGCTTGTCGCTCAGCCTTCTGCGTCATCCTGGCCATCATTTTTTCTGCATCCCGATTTCTTATGAAGTGTACCAGTGTTGTACCATGCCGCCATGTCCCAGAAAAGAATAGTTTCGAACCCTTCTCTTCGCATCGCGGATGGAATTTCGATCCGCGTCCGCTTCGCCAGTCATGCACAAATTGCGCTGGTTAAAACTGCCGCCGCGCGGCGCGGACTTGGCTTCAACTTCTATCTGCAGTCTGTGCTCCAAGCAGTCTCTGAGCAGGTGATGGCCGCGCCTCTCACAACTTCCCTTGGCCACCTTCTCGAAGCAGAAAATTCCCAAACGAAATAGGTATTCCGCCACTGCTCCAAGCATGATTAGGAGCATTTTTGTTCGCGCCGTTTTTGATCGTGCATGCCCGATGCTCCGAGCATCGCTCCTGCATAACGAGGTATGGGCTAATGAGTAAGAGTTCTTCCCCTTTTCAATCGAAGGTTGATGTGTTTATGCCGCTCTACATCGGTCGCTATCTCCAGGACACAACCGAGCTAGATGGTGCCGAATCAGGGTTCTATCTGCATCTGCTCATGCATATCTGGACTACCGGCCCGCTGCCGAATGACGATCGCAAGTTGGCGCAGATCGCGAAAACCACGCCCGATGCTTGGAGCATTGCATCTGCATCGGTCAAGCATCGGCTCTTTTTAGGCTCTGACGGCATGCTTCACCAGCGCGGAGCTGAGCGCATAAAGGCTGAATGGGTGGAGAAACGATTGAAAGCGCACGAGAAAGCCCAGCTGGCGGCGAATACGAGATGGAAAAAATACCGGGAACAGAAGGCGAACAAAAACGATGCTCCAAGCATTGCTAGAGCAATGCCCTACAACGGTAAAGTACAAGTACAAAAGCAAAAGCAAACCCCACCCACCCCGCCCCAGCTTCGCCAGGGCGGGCCCGATGCTCCGCACACCGGAGTGCTCCAAGCATCCGCACGGCGAACCTCGAGGCCGGCGGCGGCGGGAGCACCCGGCGGCCGATCGGCGGCGATGCTGGGCGGGAAAGTAAAGCAAATAAAAGGCGAAACGGCCAGAAACGCCCCTAGGACGCGTCCGAATAGGCAGGTTGAGGGAATCCATCCTAAAAATGTCGGCGACGGCGGGGCGATACCACATCTTTCTGTCGCTCCCGGTGCAAAAAAGGTGGTGCAACCTCAAAAAACAGATCCGAGGGAGCGGGCCTTCCAAGAGGAGATTTTTGCCTACTGGCGAGGTCAGAATCCGGAGCATCCAGATTGCCCCTGGGGAGAGGCGGAATGGAGGGCGCTTCGAGCACTCCTTATAAAGGTGGCGGATTTATCACTGGGGCAGTTACGTACAGCGCTGCGAAACCGCGCTGCTTCGGGCATTCCACCAGGCGTGTTTCCCGGCAAATGGCTGCGCAACATCCTCGACTATTCATCCGGCCCACTCGATCGCTTCCATAAGCCTCTGCGCAGCTCTCGTGTGATGTAGCTGTTCGTTGATATCGGCTACCCATGTAACAACCAGGTAACTGACAACGGCGCAGCTTTGTGCTCTAAGCATCCTGATTTGTCGCCGGCATCTCTCTGGCGGCCTGGCTGAGCTGCGATCAAGCCTTATGCTCCAAGCATTGCGTTAGCAGGCGACAAGTATCCAGGCCGGTGCGCCGTCGCCGGCGTTTTGTGGGTATGCTCCAAGCATGCGCATGCATAAGCGCGGGAGGGACTACGGGAATGAAGGATGCATTAGGTAATGATCTGAAGCCGGGAGACCTGGTGATGCTGAGTCTGGATCGGCCACAGGTATTTGGAAGAGTGACCGATGTGCAGGAGGGCGGGCTGATAACGGGCATGCAGAAGAACGGCGGTGCGCAGCTGCGTCCGTCGCGAGTGACGATCCTGGCCAACCATACGATCGAGGGGGATCCGCGCGTACCTGTGGGTTCGGTGGTCATATTGCGCGATCCGGATGCAGAGAAACAGCGCGACCAACCGCCTGCGCCAGTCCTCGAGACTCCCAACTAAAATAGCGCCGCTCTAGTAGCAACAGAAATACCCTCAAAGGTGCGATGGTTTCCTGCGCCTCGGGCAGCTGCGTGCCTACTTCACAGTGAAA